TTTGCCTCTTCGCAGAAGTGGATCTGATGGTGGAGCTTCTGACCCATATCGAGTATATTGGGGCATGAGACCAAAGATCAGCAATGATTCAACTGCAAACGACCCAGACTTCATTGACTACTTAAGAAGAATTCCATATCTTTCAACTGCTGAAATGACCAAGTATGACGCCGGAACAGCTCCGGATGACTTTGAGCATTCATTTGTGTTTACGTTGGATGATATTAAGATCAATACCAGTTCAAACATTGTTACATATGTCTCTGGTGCTCATGGTTTGACTGGTGGAGATCAATCTTACTCAGGTGCCAATGACTTTAAATCTCTTCTAGAAAAGAATGTAAGACAATTCGTAATGCCTCTTTGGGGTGGATCCGAAGGGTTCGATATTACAGAGAAAGAACCTCTGAGAGACGATTTGATTTCAGCAACAAGAAACGATGTCACTGATCATATTCACTACTCAATCAATAAAGCGTTGGACTCTGTTTCTGATCCTGAAATTGTTCCTGCAAACCTCTTGCTGATTCCTGGCATTAAAAAGCCATCAGTTACTGACAGAGTAATTGCAACAGCGGAGAGCAGAAAAGACGTTCTTGCAATTATTGACCTTGAAAACGACTATAAGCCTAGTGCAGAAAGAATAACAACTGATACAGAGCAATCGTCTTTGGGTGATGTTACAAGTGCAATCACTTCTATCAAAAACAGAAGCCTTAACTCATCGTTTGCATCAGCTTTCTATCCTGCAGTACAAGTTGTCGACAATCTTAACCAAAACAAAGTTGTATGGATTCCAGCTTCAGTTGCTGCACTCGGTGCCTTTGGTAGATCTCAAGCACAATCTGAATTGTGGTTTGCACCAGCAGGATTCAACAGAGGTGGACTCGGAAACCTTGGTGGACCTAGAGGTCCAAAAGTACTTCAAGCACGTCAGAGACTTGATTCTAAGGAAAGAGACTTGCTATATGAAGTAAACATTAACCCAATTGCAACATTCCCTGCTGAAGGTGTCGTTGTATTTGGACAAAAAACTCTTCAAGAGGCAGACTCTGCTCTTAACAGAATTAACGTTCGTCGTCTAGTTCTATTCTTGAAGTCTAGAGTATCTGAGATCTCTAGAAACTTGTTGTTCGACCAAAACATTGAATCAACATGGCGTCGCTTTAGATCACAAGTTGAACCAGTTCTTTCTTCGACTAAAGCAAGATTCGGCTTATCCGACTACCAATTGGTGTTAGATGAGACAACTACGACAGCTGACTTGGTAGACAGAAATATCATGTATGCTAAGATCTTTATTAAGCCTGCTAGAGCTATTGAATACATCGTTGTTGACTTTGTTATCACTAGAACTGGTGCGGATTTCACTTAATAGCACTATTTAAAATAAACAGGAGATTATTATCATGGCATTTTGGTCAGAATCATTTGAGAACACAACTAAAGATCCTAAAAGAAAATATCGATTTAAAGTTACATTTGACGGTCTTTCAGTAGGTGCTAACGATACAATTTGGTTTGCAAAAACTTGTGGCAAACCAAACTTCACCGTAACAGAAAGCGATCATACGTTTTTAAATCACAAGTTTTATTATCCGGGAAGAGTTGAATGGCAGACAATTTCAATGACTCTTGTTGACCCTCAACATGCAGACGGATCCACCGCTGAAAAACTATCTACTTTAGCTGAAGCCGCAGGATATACAGTTCCCGATACACAGCAAGCAACTCTTAAATCAATGTCAAAGGGTAAAGCTGCTTCAAGTATTGGAACTGTTACCATTCAACAACTTGACGCCGAAGGAGAGCCAATTGAAGAATGGAAACTTGTAAATCCTTTTATCAAAACGTTTAAATGGGGCGATCTTGACTACTCAGCTGATGACTTGCTTGAACTTGAGCTTGAACTCAGATATGACTGGGCTGAATGTACAATTGGCAACACTGTATTCTTTAAGCCAAATTCTGGTGCTGCACAATAAAGAGGTTATGAATGGCTTGGTGGACAAATCCAGGGATGGTTATAAAATCCAAATCTAGATTTCTTCTTAAAATTGGAGCAACAACTCTTTTTAACGTGAAGTCCGTATCCAAGCCAACAGTCAATGTTGAAAAAAAAGAATTTAGACTAACAAATCACTATTACAAGTACCCTGGTCTAGTAAAGTGGGACCCGATTGAAATAACAATGATTGACGCCGATGGATTCAATCTGGGATCAGATGCATTAGATAAGTTGTTTTTGACAAAAAAATCTACCGGCGACAGTGGAGTTCCGACATATTCTACATTTTCACCCGATAATGTTTATAATGTCACTAATCAAGGCGATAAATCTATATACAGACCCAATCATAAATTTCATACTTATTCTTGGGCGGCTGGAGAAATTTTAAATAAACTTCTCTCCGGAGGAGGCTATAAAAACCCAGATGGAACTACAGTAAACAACACCTTAGAAAAGGCAGCTGTTATTGACGCGGGTTTTAAAGGCGTCGGTACGCAGGTAAGCGAAATACAAATATTACAATTAGACCCTGCTGGTAATACTATTGAATCTTGGACTTTAGAAAATCCAATTTTTACCAAACTAGCATGGGGATCCCTTGATTATTCATCTGATGATCCTGTTGAATACACTGTGACAGTAGAATACGATTGGGCGATATTTTCGCATTCAAATCAAATAAATTAATACGGAGATAACGTGAGAAGAAATAATGAAGAAAGGCTTATGACCGGTCAACACAAGCCTAACCATACCGAAGAAGTTCCAAGAATGGCAAATCCAATGGATTTTGTCACTCCAACTGACCTTGTTGAACTTCCATCAAAAGGCCGATACCCCGAAGGGCATCCTCTCCATGGAGAAACCCATATTGAGATAAAGCACATGACGGCAAAAGACGAAGATATTTTGACAAACAGAGGTTTGTTAAAAGAAGGTCTCGCGATTGATAGATTAATTCAAAACGTCATTAAAGATAACTCAATCGATGGAAGACATCTTTATGCCGGAGACAGAAATGCAATCATGATTCGTGCAAGAGCCTCCGCGTACGGAAACGATTATAAAACTAAAGCACAATGCCCAGCATGTGGAAGCACTCAAGGAATGAAGATAGACCTTGCAGAACAAAACCTATACGATGGCGAAGGGTGGAGAGACACAGACATCCAAATGCTTGAAAACAAGACATTCCAAGTTACCTTGCCAGTGTCCACAATCGTTGTAAACTTTAAGCCTCTTAATGGGTTTGACGAGCTAAGTTTAATCAAAAGAAAAAGCAAGAAAGACGACCCGATGGATAACATTCTCACAAAGCAAATGAAGCTTTTTGTCATTTCGTTCAATGGTTATAGCGATGATCAAACAGTTAACTATGTATGTGATAATATGGTAGCTAGCGATGCGAAATTCCTTCGTCAAGCCTTCCGACTGGTCTCCCCAGAGGTAAAGGTAGAGAAAGATTTTAAATGCAAGGAATGCGACCACGAGGAGGTTGTAGCAGTTCCATTCGGAACGGACTTTTTTTGGCCTGACCGCTGAATACATGGAAAGCGTTTACGAAGCTTTCTTTATCCTCAAGCATTATGGCGGATGGTCTCTTTACGAATTGTACAATTTACCAATTGGATTAAGAGACTGGTTTCTTCAAAGAACAATCCAAGAATATAAAAAAGAAGCCGAAGCTATGAAAAGAAGATAACACATGCCGCTCATCTCGAGCGGCATTTTTGTTTTAAAACTAATTAATACATAATACGAGGGACGGCGAATGTCAACACAAGGTGGTGGTAATAACCCAGGTGGAACAAACACAACAACAACTGAGGGATCAGGTGCTGTAAATTCTGAAGTTTACGAACTTATTGTTCAATCGATTGCAAAGCAACAAGAGTTATTTAAAGTCGAGAAAGAACGACTAGAATTACTTGAGAAGTCCGGAGAAGTGAAACAAAAACAGCTGGATTTAGCACAATCAGAACTTAACATCTTTCTGGCTCAAAAAGATGAGATAGCAGAACAAGTCAGAAGTCAAAAGGAGCTTTTAACACGATTTGCAAAACTAGAAAACGTTGCCAAAAAACGAAAAGAAGAGATGGCAGAGGCTCTAGAAAAACAACTTAAAGCCATTAGGACTGCTGAGCAAGAGGTAACACTAGCACAAATAAAACAACAAACCATTGAGGCAGTTGCAGAAAAAGAAAAAGAAATTGCTAAAATTAAAAAAGAACAACAAGCCTTCGAAGATGAAGTTGCTGCTGGGCTTCATGACCAAAATGAAGCACTAATACACACCCAATACTTAAGAGAGGGGCTTGCTGATGCCGAAAAAGAATTGTTAGAGGCAAAAAAAGATTTGAGTGATGAACAGGATAACTTAAACGAAAAAGAAGAATTTTTAATTAAAAAAAGAAAGGAATTTGCAAAAGCCCTCGGAGAACAACTAGAAAAAACGAAAGGTGCTTATCAAGACTTAGCAAGAATTCAAGGTAAACTTAATAACTTATCAGGAAAATTTGTTTCAAAATTTGGAATGGCTGCCGACGTCGGAGATACGATGTTGGGACAAGGTATTCTTCTGAAGAAAGAATATGAAAAAGCTGCCGAAGAATTTGAAAAACTTACCAAAGCCGAGAAGGCTGAGGCTGGTAGCCCCATGTCAATGGCACTGAAAAACTCATTGAACCTCACTAATGTGTTAGCATCCATTGTTGATCAAATTGTTAAAATTGCACTCGAAACAGAAAAAGTTGCGAAGAATTTAATGAAGACAACAGCAATATCGAAATCTTTTGAAGATGAATTGGCCAATATTTTCCAACAATCTGCAGCATTTGGTATGACCATGGAAGATACCGGTAAAAACTTTAATGCTTTAAGAGAAAACTTTTCCGCTTTTGACCAGACTAATAGCTCACTTAATGAAAGTTTGGGACTTACTGTACAAACATTGGCTGGACTTAGTGTTGATGCGGCAAAGACTACAAAACATATGGATATGCTACACAAGGCATTTGGCGTGTCCGAGCTAGATGCAGCAAAACTGACCGTCGAACTGGCATCGATGGGTGACCAGATGAGTATCTCGGCTGATAAGATGGTTTCTGATTTTGCATCTATTTCCTCTAATCTTTCAATATATGGAAAGAGATCGATGGATGTGTTTAAGGGTCTTACAGCTGCAGCAAAAGCTACAGGTATTGAGGTTGGAACACTTGTAAAAATGGCAGAACAATTTGACACATTTGATAAGGCAGCAGGTGCAGCAGCAAAACTTAATGCTGCTCTGGGAACTCAACTATCAACGATAGATATGATGAACATGGATCACGATGAGCGTATCAACTATCTCCGCCAAGAAGTTCAAATAGCTACCGGAGGAAACATAGACGATATGGATAAGTTTTCTCAGTTATTTATTGCGGATGCAATGGGTGTTGAAGTTGAACACATGAGAAGACTTGTTAACATGTCCGAGGGTGACTACGCAGATTACCTAGATCAACAAGAACAAAGTAGAAAAACTCAAGCAGAAATGGCAAAATTGGCTGAAAAAGCTCTTCCAATGTTTGAACAACTTCAATTAGCAGTTACAAAAGTGGCTGTGGCTTTTTCACCATTTATAATTTTTATTAGTAAACTTTTAATTGGAATCACAGACATAAATCAAGAAATGAACGGAATGTTTTTACCTATTTTAGGTCAACTTGGAATAGCATTAGCCTTACTTACAGGAAAACTTGTGGGCTTAAATGCTTCTTTAGGGGTTATAGGGATTGTAATTTTTACTCTTGCAGCTATTATTGATGTAGCCAACAGAGAAGGTTTTCCAAATTTTGCAATTGCTCTAGAGTTTATTACTGCTGGTACTATGGCCTTTGGTATTGCACTTAAGTTTAGTCTTGGGCACTTGGGCATATTTTTATCTATTTTTGCTGCATTGGCTACGGTGTTTGCTATAAGAATTAACCCTCAACTTATCAATGCGTTTGCTCACATGGCTGTCGGTGTAACTGCTTTAGGATTTGCTCTACAGTTTTTAGGTCCAAAAGCAATGCTTGGAGCTGTTGCTCTGATGGGTTTGTTTATGGCGTTTGCCTACTTCTTCTCAGGTCTTGCTGACTCCGGAGAAAACATGAATTCTATTGTAACCGGCATGGCTTTATTAGGAATAGCAATGGCAGGTATCGGCTACATGTTTGCTAATCCTTTGTTAATCGCTGGAGCTGCTGTATTTACAGCAATGATGATAGGCCTAGGAGTGGCTGTTATGATGATGGGATCAGGATTTGAAAAAATGGTGAACTCTTTGAGAGCAGTAAAAGACATAATGAAAGACATCGACGGTCTTAGTTCTCAAACTTTTGTTGCAATTTCAGCAGAAGGCAGCAGAACTTCAGCATTCATTGGCTCAAAAGACGTAATCGAATCAATAAACAAGGGCACAATTGACGTTAATGTTAATATACCAAAGTTCGATATGCCAAAGCCAGTTGTGAACGTGTACATTGATGGCTCTCAAATAACTAGTGGTATATATTCAACAGTTGGAGGAGCAGGATAATGACATTAAGACCAACGCAGTCCGGTGTATTCAATCTTTCGGACGTTACCTATGATGCAGATAGAAAAGGGGCTCCGATCAGAGGCTTTGGCTCAGACTCCTCAGAAAAATATACAGATTATATTTATATTGGCTCACTTTTGTCTCAAAGAACAATTATGTTTAAAGGCTTTGTTGACGCTTATAAATTAAATGTTGATAAAAAGTTGGACAAAAAAGATGAGGCCGACAAGAACTATACCATATATGTTCCCGGTGTTTCAAAAATGTCATGGAACATAACAATACATGTACCAGCACATTCAATTAACGAATCTGTCAACAACTTGGGTAAAATTTCAGAACTAATGAAAATGATACAGCCCGGCCCGCAAGATGGAGATGGAGCTTCTTTCACTTCTTTAGTTTATGTTTTTTATAAAAACTTAATAAGTTCGGCTGATTCTAGTATGTCTCACAAATTAAATAGATATAAAGGCTTCGAGGAATTGATCTATAAAGGAGTTTCGTGTTATGTTGAAGACGTATCTTTTAAACCAGAATTGGACTTTGGAACATTTATTTTAAATTCAAAAAAATATCCAAAATTATACTCAATCAATCTAACTTTGAATTTGGAAAATAATCCGGAGTCAATCGTAACGTCTGTTTATGGGTCTCTTGGTGCATCAATAGCTCCTAATTACATAAATAGCTTTAATTGCTTTGGAGAGTATATAATAGAATCTGATAGGATTATAACTCCTTTTGGAGTTAGAGTAGGAGATGCAGTAAAAAACAGAGAATTTACCCAAAAACAAATGAATACATTTTCCGACTCTATTGGAAGTGACTTCATGTTCATTTCTCTTCCTTACTATATTGACAGTCAATACACATCCCAAGACAGCAATGGGAACATACAAAAGCTAGGCAAAAATATTGAAAGAAAATTTGTTGTTTTTAGAACGTTTATGGAATCTTTTAACAATTCCTCTAAGGCGAATGTGACTGTTAAGGAAACGCAATCTACTGAGGACAACCCAATGAGAACTGAGTTTCAGTCAGTAGTTTTTTCTGACTGGTCCTATGATGTTACACTGAACATACCTTTTAAAAATATTGAAGAATCCAAAAAAGAATTGGCGAAAATTCAATATTTGATAAGAATGTTTTTTACCAAAAATAATAGAGGTGCTACCGAGGCTGCTACACTTTTAAAATTTTCTACTCAAAATATAAATGGCTTCAATAGAAGCAAAATAAAGGTTTTACTTCCCGGATATATACAAGTCCCTGGGAGCAAAGCGGACAAATTTAAATATTCTTATTCTAACAATTTTAAATACTTAAAGTCAAGCCTAGCAGCAGAATTTACAAAACTTTCTATGGAGTTTGATAGTGAAATGGGATTTTGGAGAGATGATTCTGGTCGGCTTTATCCAAAAGCTATTAAACTTGAAATGAGCTTTTCTTTAGATTCTAATGAGCTTACAGCTAATTATGAACGTGTTGATTCGCTAGACGCAACCGGTAAAATAACAGGATTCAAATACAAAGGACTCGATCATTCAGTTCCCACAGATCCGGGAGCTAGAAATATATACAATAACCCAAATGATGCTGCAAACAAATTTCCATACGGACTTAATATTATAAATCCAGAAAAAAAGTATTCCATCAGAGCGACGAGTGAACCAGCAGTACCTTCTGATGGAAATGCGGGCCCATTTGGAAGGATTGGA